ATTTTCATAATCACAGATTCAATATCTGTAAGATGCCGCGACAGACAGGTAAGTCTACTACTGTGGTGTCTTTTTTGTTGCATTATGCAGTATTCAACGACAATGTAAACATAGGTATTCTAGCGAACAAGGCAGCAACTGCAAGAGAGTTATTGGATAGATTGCAGACTGCTTATGAGAATCTTCCGAAGTGGATGCAGCAAGGCATCATTTCTTGGAACAAAGGTTCCCTGGAACTTGAAAATGGATCTAAGATTTTGGCGGCATCAACTTCAGCATCCGCTGTCCGAGGAATGTCATTCAACATTCTATTTTTGGACGAATTTGCATTCGTTCCAAATCACATTGCAGACTCATTTTTTGCATCTGTATATCCTACTATTACTTCTGGTAAACAGACTAAAGTCATTATAGTCTCCACCCCACACGGTATGAATCATTTTTACCGCATGTGGCATGATGCTGAAAAAGGTAAAAATGAATATGTCTTTACAGACGTTCATTGGAGTGAAGTTCCTGGAAGAGATGAGGAATGGAAGAAACAAACTATTGCAAACACTTCTGAGCAGCAGTTTAAAGTTGAATTTGAGTGCGAATTCCTTGGATCTGTTGACACCCTCATCGCACCATCAAAACTCAGAACCCTCGTCTATGATGCCCCCAAGACCCGTAGCGCAGGTTTAGATGTTTATTGGGACCCAGTAGAAAATAATGATTATCTCATTACTGTAGACGTTGCTAGAGGCGTAGGAAATGATTATTCAGCATTTACTGTCATAGACATAACACAATTTCCACATAAGGTCGTAGCAAAGTATAGAAATAACGAAATTAAACCAATGTTATTTCCAAGTATTATTCATGAAACGGCAACAGCATATAATAATGCATACGTTTTATGTGAAGTTAATGATGTGGGGGATCAAGTAGCAAGCATCATTCAATATGATTTAGAGTATAATAATTTACTAATGTGTTCGATGCGCGGTCGCGCTGGACAAATTGTTGGACAAGGATTTTCTGGGAAGAAAACTCAACTTGGAGTTAAGATGTCCAAGACCGTCAAAAAGGTGGGATGCCTAAACCTCAAGACAATGATCGAAGAAAGTAAATTAATATTGAACGATTATGAAATCATAAGTGAACTCACCACATTTATTCAGAAGCACAACTCTTTTGAGGCAGAGGAAGGATGTAATGATGACCTTGCAATGTGTCTGGTTATCTATGCTTGGTTAGTTGCACAAGACTATTTTAAAGAACTTACCGATCAAGATGTTAGAAAACGTTTATATGAAGAACAAAAAAATCAAATTGAACAGGATATGGCACCTTTTGGATTTGTATCTGATGGATTAGACACTAATAGTTTTGTTGACGTGGATGGAGATAGATGGTTTGTTGATGAATATGGTGATCGTGCTTATATGTGGGAATATATGTAAATGGATTTAGATAAGCAGATAAAACTTGGGCATTTGTTATTGGCAGATAGAAAATGTAGAGTCTGCGGTGAAATGAAAAACTTGATAGATGGATTTTACAGGACAAGAAAAGATCGTGGACCAGTTGCATCTTCTTATTCTTATGAGTGTAAAGAATGCACTATAAAGCGAATTATAGAAAGTAAAAAGAGCGTTCCAATAGGAATAAGTTGGGAATATCCTGATTGGTAGATATTCACGTCAGGTTTCCCCTGTGTAAAGTATCTTTTTAATAAATATTTTTTAGATAAACTGAGATTTCACGGAGAAAAAAATGGCGACTCCTCAATTATCTCCCGGAGTACTTACTAGGGAAGTTGATTTAACGGTAGGAAGAGCTGATAATGTTTTAGATAATATTGGCGCAATCGCTGGACCTTTCCCAATCGGACCTGTTGATTTTCCAATTGATATTGCAACCGAACAAGATTTGATTAGTACGTTTGGTAAACCAATTTCAACAGATTCGCAATATGAGTACTGGATGAGTGCTTCATCATATCTTTCATATGGTGGTGTTCTTAAAGTTGTTAGAACTGGCGGATCAACTCTCAATAATGCTAACGCCGGAGTTGGTGCCGCATCGACATCTTCATTGAAAATTGACAATTATGATGATTATATCACCAATCATTCTGATGCAAATAATTTCACCTTTGCCGCAAAGAACCCAGGATCTTGGGCAAACAATCTTAAAGTATGTATGATTGATGATTTGGCGGATCAAATCATTGGTGTTAACACTACCAACGTCGGTGCTCTTGGTGCTCAAATCGGATATGGAGTAACTACAAATCTTTCTTCATTAACTTTACCCGGAGCAGGGTCCACCTCATCATTCACGGGATATCTCAAAGGAATTATTACCGGCGTTTCAACCGACGCTACAAATGGCAATAGCACCATTTCAGTAAAAATTACTTCTAGAGTTTCATCTGGAGGAACTGAAACTAAAATTAATTATGCAGAAGGTTCTAGACATTCAGCATTCGCAGCTTCAACATCAATTAATTTTATTAATAATTCAGGTATCGGTACTGGAAGTGCAACTGCTTCTTCAGTTTCCGACTGGTATAATCAACAAACCTTAGGATTAACCAATTCCACAATTTATTGGAAATCTATTGCACCAAAACCATCAACTAATATATTCTCTGTAGAAAGAAACGGAAAGAATGACGCTATTCACGTTGTAGTTGTTGATGATCTCGGAACTATTACAGGAAATCAAGGAACGATCCTTGAAAAATATGTAAGTCTCTCCAAAGCATTAGATTCTGTTTCTGCGGTCAATTCTCCCGAAAAGATTTGGTATGAGCAGTATATTGCAGATTTCTCAGCTCAAGTTTATGCTGGAGGAAATCCATCAAGTGCAGCAGATGCTTACTGGGGAACTGCTCCGAGAGCAACTGGATTTACAACTTATTCTGGAGTTCCTTCTGCTTCCTTTACTCCAATTACAACCTCGGGTGGTCTTTGGGGACAATCTGCTCAGGATGTAACTTTTAGTGCAATAGGTAATGTAACATATACTCTTACTGGTGGTGTGGATTATTCTGCTAATGGCGGAATGAAAGCAACTCTTGGAGATTTAATCACTTCATATGATAGATTCTCTAACAAGGATGAGTTTCAAGTTGATTATCTAATCATGGGTCCTAGTATGGACAGTATTGAAGATTCCCAAGCAAAAGCAAATTATCTAATTTCACTTGCTGAGCAAAGAAAGGATTGTGTAGCAACTATTGGACCTCACAAGTCAGATTTAGTTGGAAAAACTAACACCACCGAACAGACTACGAATCTAATTAAGTACTTTAGTTCAATTTCATCTTCGTCTTATGCAGTTTTTGATAGTGGATATAAGTACACTTATGACAGATTTAACAACAAATTTGTTTACATTCCATGTAATGCTGATGTTGCTGGTTTAATGTGCCGTACAAATATTGTTGCATATCCTTGGTTCTCTCCCGCTGGACAACAAAGAGGAGTTATTAATAATGCAATCAAACTTGCATATAATCCAAGTAAGGCACAAAGAGATCAATTATATCCACAGAGAATTAATTCTATCGTAACACAACCTGGAATTGGAACTCTCCTATTTGGAGATAAAACTGCTCTTGGATATGCATCAGCTTTTGATAGAATTAACGTTCGCCGTCTGTTCTTAACTGTTGAGCAAGCACTTCAAAGAGCTGCTCAAGCACAACTATTTGAACTAAATGACGAATTAACTAGAGCAAACTTTAGAAATATTGTTGAACCATATCTAAGAGATGTGCAAGCAAAGAGGGGTCTTTATGGATTCCTTGTAGTCTGCGATAGTTCAAATAATACACCTGATGTAATTGATAATAATGAGTTTAGAGCTGATATTTTCTTGAAACCCGCCAAATCTATCAACTATATCACTCTTACATTTGTTGCAACTCGCACGGGAGTAAGTTTTGAAGAAGTAGCTGGAACTGTATAAGAATTTTATCTAAACAAACATCAAAAGGAGTAAAGAATCATGACTATCGGAGCTTATTCAATTTCACAATTCAAATCCAGACTTTCTGGTGGTGGTGCTCGTCCCAATCTATTTGAAGTAAGAATGGCTTTGCCCCCAGGTCTTAACTGGGGAGGCGGAGAAGTTGCAACTTCTGCAAATACTGAAAATAAAAATAATAATGAAAAAGCGGGTGGTGCCAATGAAACCGCGACAACTTTTAGTTTTCTATGTAAGGCAGCCGCATTGCCAGCATCCAATATTGGTTCAATAGATGTTCCTTTTAGAGGAAGAATCTTTAAGGTTGCCGGAGATAGAACGGTAGATCCTTGGACCATAACTATTATCAATGATGAAAACTTCCAGTTAAGAAGAACTTTTGAGGAATGGGTGAAAAAAATTGCAACTTCTGACACAAACATTGGTGCCACTAACCCAGTTAACTACATGGCTAATGCCAATGTTTATCAATTGGGAAGATCTTCCGGAACAACTGCAGCACCTACTGCTGGAGGAGGAGCTGGTGATGGCAAAAAAACCACAGAAACCACAAATGCAACTTCTCTCAATCATACAATTTTAGCAAATTATAAATTTGTTGATATCTTCCCAACAAGTGTTTCACAAATTGATCTTTCATATGATTCATCTGATGCAATTGAAGAATTTACAGTAGAGTTCCAAGTTCAGCATTGGGCTTACATGGGCAATACTTTGGAAACTACTTCTTCATCTACTGATGATAAAAAAGGCGCTAAATAAGTAAAAATAGAAGTTAATTATGGCAAGACTGTTTGGTTTTTCTATTGATGACAATGAACCATTATCTCCAGGTGTAGTTAGTCCCGTCCCTCAAAATAATGAGGATGGGACTGACCATTACTTGAGTAGTGGTTTTTTTGGTTCGTATGTTGATATTGAAGGTGTTTATAGAACAGAATTTGATCTTATCAAAAGATATCGTGAAATGGCACTTCATCCAGAGTGTGATAGTGCCATTGAAGACATCGTAAACGAAGCAATTGTATCTGATACAAATGACACTCCGGTAGAGATTGAACTTTCAAATCTAAATGCCAGTGATGGTATTAAAAATAAAATTAGACAAGAGTTCAAATATATTCTTTCACTTTTAGATTTTGATAAGAAGTCTCATGAAATCTACAGAAATTGGTATGTTGATGGTAGATTATTTTATCATAAAGTCATTGACCTAAAAAATCCACACGAAGGAATTCAAGAACTGCGTTACATAGATCCCATGAAAATGAGATATGTAAGGCAGCAAAAAAAGAGCGATAAGGATAGATATAGACTTTCTAATATCAACTCAGATAATCCAATGGATTTTGAGTTTCCCGAGATTGAAGAGTATTTCATTTACAATCCAAAAATGACATACCCGGCAAGTAATCCATCATCTCTTGGTGGAACTGCTGGCATTAAAATGTCAAAAGATTCTATTACATATTGTACTTCCGGACTCGTAGATAGAAACAAAGGATCAACCCTCTCATATCTCCACAAAGCAATTAAATCCCTCAATCAACTTCGTATGATTGAGGATTCTCTAGTTATTTACCGTCTATCAAGAGCACCAGAAAGAAGAATTTTTTATATTGATGTAGGAAACCTCCCCAAGGTAAAGGCAGAACAATATCTTCGCGATGTTATGATGCGCTATCGTAACAAACTTGTTTATGATGCAAATACTGGAGAAATTCGTGATGATAAGAAGTTTATGGCAATGCTTGAAGACTTCTGGCTTCCAAGAAGAGAGGGTGGAAGAGGAACCGAAATTTCTACTCTTCCCGGTGGACAAAATCTTGGAGAAATCACTGACATTGAATATTTTAAGAAAAAACTTTATCGTTCCTTAAACGTTCCACCATCAAGGATGGATGGAGAGGGTGGATTTAATCTTGGTCGTTCATCAGAAATTCTTCGCGATGAAGTTAAGTTCAGCAAGTTCGTTTCTCGTCTGAGAAAAAGATTCTCATACATGTTCCACGATATGTTGAGAACTCAATTAATTCTAAAGAATATTATCACACCAGAAGATTGGAATATAATGGAAGAGCATATTCAATATGACTTCCTTTATGATAATCACTTTGCTGAACTTAAGGATGCGGAACTATTCAATGAAAGACTGAATATGGTTCAAATTGCAGAACCATATGTTGGTAAATATTTTTCTCAAGATTATCTTAGAAGAAAAATTCTTCGTCAAACTGATGAGGAAATTCTTGAACAAGATAAGATTATGAAGAAAGAAATTGAAGATGGAATTATTCCGGACCCAAATGCACCAGTAGATCCAATGACCGGTATGCCTTTAGACCAAACTGCACAAATGGATTTGGGACAACCAGTAATGGAACCAAACCTTGATGCTCAGGGTGCCGCAACTGAAGCAAGTGGTAAGATTGCAGAAATGCCCAAGGGTGGTGAGATATAAATAAAGAAAAATATTATTAGGTATTAAAAATGGATGATCTTTTAGATATGATTGCTGCTGATGAATCTCCTTCACAGATCAGTGATAAAATTAAAGAACTTTTATTTACAAAGTCTGCAGAAAAAATTGACGATTTTAGACCTGCAGTAGCAGATTCAATGTTTAATATAGAAACAGAAGAGGAAGAATGAAATCTTTTAAGGAATTCCTTTCAGAATCAGTAAATATTTCCGGAGATTTTAATGGAAATCTCTACATTAATTCTTCTCAACCAGAACCACAACAGGTTGGGGAGGAGTATGTTGCCGATGTTATTTGGGAAGGGAATTTTTATAGACTGGAATTAGTTTCAGAAAAAGGAATTCCATCAAAAAGAGATTTGGGTGAGCAACTGCAAAATCAATATCCAGGAGCAGTTGTTCATCAAATTTATCCTATTGAAGAAAAAAACTGCAATATTAAAAATGTAAAAAGATATCACCCATCAAAGTTGGAATGGATTGATTAATAATGGCTCAGTGGAATAAAAATATACAAGATTATCTAAACCAAGAGCGTAGTTTGTTTGAAGTTTTTCTCCAGGCAGATAGGTTTGGAAATGTAATAGATCCTCTTGGACAAGGATTTTCTGGAGATCTTTTTGGTCGTTTAAAAGTATCTCAATCATTCACTCTTTTTGATGCTACGCATAGATATTCGCAAGATGGAGATTTTGATGATGTAGTTCTTGGCGTAGGTTCTACTGTTGGCATTCTTACGCATCAAAGTACTGCAACATTAGGTATTGGAACAACTGCAGGGTGTTCTATTGTAAGAGAAAGTAAAAGAGTATTTTCATATCAACCTGGAAAGGCATTACAAGTTCTCCAAACTTTTGTAATGGCACCAAAAAAATCAAACCTAACTCAAAGGGTTGGTTATGCATCATCAACTAATGGTGTAGTTTTAGAACAAGAAACAGGTGCTGCCGGAATTACAACAGTCTATTGGGTAATGAGAACCGAAAGGTCAGGTATTAGTACGGAAATTAGAGTTCCACAATCTCAATGGAGTATCGATACTTATGATGGAGTAGGAGTAGGAACCACATCTAGAAATCCAAGTGGACATGCGTTAGATTTGACAAAAGCGCAAATCATGTTCACTGAATATGAATGGTTGGGAGTAGGTGCTGTTCGTTGTGGATTTGTAAACAAGGATGGAAATTTTCATATTACCCACATCTTTAATCACGCAAATACGATTGATAGTACATATATGACTACTGCTTCTCTTCCAGTTAGATATGAAATTTTAAACACTGGAATTACAACTTCACCATCAACAATGAAACAGATTTGTGTATCTATTCAGTCTAATGGTGGATATGAAAAGAAGGTTGCTCCAGATACCATGAGAATGGTTTCATTTAAATCAACAAACTCAGCATCATTTGTTCCGCTTGTAAGTATTCGTTTAGCACCAGGAAGAGAAGATGCAATTATAATACCCCATGATGTTCATGCACTTTCAGATAGTGCAACATCAGTTTATTTTGAAATAGCACTGATAAAAAATGCATCTCTTGCTGGAGCTGCATGGACTTCAACATCTTCACCTAATGTGCAAGGTGATATCACTGCAACTAGTCTGACCGGAGGCACAATAGTTCAAACAGACTATATTTCTTCAGCAAATAAAGCGTCTTCGCCATTAAATGCAGAGGCAGAATATAACTGGGATTTGCAACTCGGCAGAACTCAAGAAAAAGTAAGTGATACATATACACTTGCGGCAAGATCAATTGATGGAAATAGTGGAAACATCATTGGTGCTATCGGATTTTATGACCTAACTTGATTAAATAATAAATAACTAAAAGTGTACTATAAAAATAATGGCTCATAGACCAATAGGTGCTGGTATTTCATTAACAACAGGTGCAGCATCAGCGATGACGACTTCTTTTACTGCACAAACTAATGTAGTAAGAGTTGTTGCTGTAACTGCTGGAGCATTTGTTGCGATTGGAACAAATCCAACAGCAACAACCGCAGATTATTATGTTCCTGCCGGTGGAACTGCAACTCTTGCTTTAACTAAAGCATCAAACAGAGTTGTTGGAGTAACCACGGGAACTACAACAATTGTTGATTGCCCAGAGGGAACTCAAGCACCTTTTGGTGTTGGTGATTTTGTAACTCTTTCCGGTTCTCAATATCACAATTTTACTCATGCTGAAGTTATATCAGTAAATACAACTTCAGGTGTTGATGGTTATTTTCAAAAAAGATTTACGGTAAATTATAATTCTAGTGGAATATTAACAGCATTTAATTCCCCCGACGCAACTGTTTCTATGTCATATAGACTAGCAGCAAGAACAGAAGGTGGTGCTGGCACATTATATGCACAACAAGTACAAATTTCAGGACAAGCATAATGAAACTAATTACCGAAGAAATCGAATCAGTAGAAGTCCTTACCGAAACGGTCAACGGTAAGAAGACTCTTTACATCCAAGGACCTTTCCTTCAAACAGAAGTTGTAAACAGAAACGGCAGAATGTATCGTTTACCTGTTATGGAAAGAGAGGTAAAGCGTTATAATGAGCAGTATGTTGAAAAGGGTCGTGCTCTTGGAGAACTTGGTCATCCAGATGGACCAACAGTAAACCTTGATCGCGTTTCTCATAAGATTGTTTCACTTCATCGTGAAGGAAATAATTTTATCGGAAAGGCACAAATTCTTTCCACTCCAATGGGTAAGATTGCAGAATCACTTCTTAAAGAAGGAGTAACTCTTGGGGTTTCTTCTCGTGGTATTGGTTCAGTAAAACCAAATAATGAGGGTTACACTGAGGTTGGTGAAGACTTTATGCTTGCAACTGCTGCAGACATCGTTGCTGATCCTTCTGCTCCCGACGCTTTTGTTCATGGAATTATGGAAGGAAAAGAATGGGTATGGGATGGAGGAATGCTTCGCGAAAAATTTGCGGAGCAAACTCAAAGAAGAATTAATACTCTTGTCGATGAGAAATTACTCGAAGAGTATAAGTTAAGTTTATTCAATGAGTTCTTAAACTCATTGTAATTTATTAATTTATAAATAAATATAGTTTATAACTAAAGGTAAACGGAGAGTTCAAATGTCTCGTGGAGATTTACAAGAAATGGAAGTAGGCACTAAACCATCCAGAACCGCTGTTAATGCTAATGCAAAAGCAGCGGAGGCAATGCCTCATTTATCTGGTTCAACCCCTGGCCAAACTGGCGGATGGGAAGATCTTGGAGGTCCTGATCCTTCTAACTATCGTTCAACTGATGATTCAGCAAAACTTAAAACACCTGGAGCAACCCTTAAGCAAGTTAAGGATGTCGTAAATAAAGGTGCTAAACCCGCTGAAGCAATGAAGGGCGTTAAAGAAGACGAAGAGTTTGAGTATGATGAAGACGAAGAACTCTTAGAAGATGCCGAAGAGAATGAAGAAGTAGTAGCAGAAGCTAAGCACGAAGAGGAAGAGGAAGAAGAAGAAGAGGGCGGTAAGAAAAAAGATAAGAAAGAAGAAGAGGAAGAAGAGGAAGAAGAAGAAATGGAAGAAGAGTTTAACATCGAAGAAGATGTTAATGCTCTGCTTGCTGGCGAAGAGCTCTCTGAAGAGTTCCAAGAAAAAGCAAGAACCATTTTTGAAGCTGCTCTTCGCTCCAAGGTTTCCGATATTAAAGAAGCACTTGAAGAGCAATATGCAGTTGCTCTTGCTGAGGAAGTAGAGGAAATTAAATCCGAACTTTCAGAGCGTGTAGACGCATACCTTGAGTATGTTGCATCCGAATGGATGGAAGAAAATGCCCTTGTTATTGAAAAAGGTCTTAAGACCGAAATGACAGAATCATTCCTCCAAGGAATGAAGAGTCTTTTTGAAGATCATTATGTATCAATCCCTGAAGATAAATATGATGTGCTTGAGAGCATGGTAGAAAAACTTGATGAAATGGAGACAAAACTCAACGAGCAAATTGAGAAGAATGTTTCACTCAACAAGCGTCTCGCAGAGTCGGTTGCTGATGGAATCTTTGAAAAAGTCGCTGATGGCCTAGCTGCTACTCAGAAAGACAAGCTCGCTTCACTTGCCGAAAGTGTTGAGTTTGAAAGTGAAGAAGAATATCGTGAAAAACTGGAGACCTTAAGGGAATCATATTTCCCATCAAGAGGAGTTTCTCCAAAGGCAAGAACTGAAAGTCTGTCAGAAGGCGTAGACAGTTCACCAGAATCAATTTCTGGTTCAATGGCTACATACCTGAAGACCCTTTCGGCATTCAGCAAATAATTGAATTTAATATAATTCAAACCCAAAAAACAAACACTTAGTAAAAGGTAAAACGCAAATGTTCCATTCAGAACAATTGCAGGAAAAGTGGGCACCTCTCCTCAACTATGAGGGTCTTGATTCAATCAAAGATTCGCATCGTAGAGCCGTAACCGCTGTCCTGCTAGAGAACCAAGAAAAATTCCTTCGTGAGCAATCTGCTTTCGAAACAGCAGGTTCATTCCTGACTGAAGCACCAACCAACTCTGTTGGTAATGGCGGATTCACTGGATCTGCTACCGCAGCTGGTCCTACCGCAGGTTTCGATCCCGTACTGATCTCACTGATCAGACGTTCAATGCCTAACTTGATCGCCTATGATATCGCAGGCGTTCAACCAATGAGTGGTCCTACTGGACTCATCTTCGCAATGCGTTCACGCTACACCAACCAAAGTGGTACTGAGACATTCTACAACGAAGTAGATTCTGCATTCTCAGGTCAACCATTCGGTCGTGACAACGCAGATGGTTTCAGCGATACTGCTGCTGGTATGGGTACTACCGCTCAAAGCGGAACCAATCCATCT